TTTCATAAAAAATGAAAAATTATTTATCTTTGATAAATAATTTTTGCATAGAAAAAAATACAAGTATTTTTTTCTATGCTCATTTAAATATACTTATTTTTTAATAAATCATTATAACATATAAATTTATTAAATATCGTTTTTAAATACACTAAATAAATTTTATAAAATGAATACGGTATTATAGTATTTTTTATGAAATTTTTGATAATTTTCCTGAAAATGAGTGTATATAGATATTTATTATATTAATTTAATTTCTTTTTTTATGAAAATTATTAAAAATTTCATAAAAAGAATATATAGACTCATTTTTATGAAAATTATTAAAAATTTCAAAATAAATACTATATTGTCATATTCATTTTATAAATATTATTTAAGGTATTTAAAAATAATATTTAATAAATTTATATAATTTTGTAAGTAATAATGATTTATTAAAAAAATAGGTATATTTAATGAACATGCAAAAATTATTTATGACTATTTAATCATTATACAATTTCTAAATAATTATAATTTTGTTTTAATGCTTTATTGTCTTCTAGTATATTAGGATTTTGAATTTTATTTAATAAATCAATATTATTTGTTGGATTATTAAAATATCTTAAATTAATAACATAATCAAATACACTTTTTTCAGTTAAAGGTTGATTTAAATCAGTATCTATTAATGTTGGTACTATTTTAATATTTTTAGGAATTTTATTTTTATCAATATCTACTAATTTAAAAATATTTTTAATATTATGTTTATCTAAATATTCTAATAATTTTAAACAATATTTACAATTAGTTGAATAAAATATAATTTTCATTAGATTATTGTAGATAATAAATTAAAATTAATTTTAATTTAACTTGGAATAGAATTTTTATTTATATTATATAATTTTATATTACTATATGTTATCATATCATCTAAAGCATTACCTGGTGGGACAAGAGGTAAACAATAGTCAGATTTAACAATACAATTTAATAGAATTGGTTTATTTAAATCATAATTTATAAATTCCTTAATTAAATCTTCGATATCATTACGGTTAATATTATTATCTATTGTAATACATTTAATATTGTATGCCTGTGATAATAATTTATAATCAGGATTAATTGATTCTGTTGCTGTTATATTACCATTAAAAAATAATTTTTCCCAAATATTAACCATAGATTGTTTACTATCATTCATTATAATAATTTTTATTGGAATATTATAATTTAATATCATTTTAAGATCATTCATTAGATTAAAAGATTGATCGCCATCTATAGAAAATACAATTTTATCAGGATTTGCTATTTTTGCACCAATTGCCATAGAATTACTTGATCCCATTGTTCCTAAACTTCCAGAAGTAATAAATCTATTTGGTATAGTATGAGTTATAAATTGTGCAGCAAACATCTGATGATTACCTACACCTGTAGTTATAATTGTTTTATTTTTTATTGATAACTTATTATTTAATATATCATTAAATATAGTTAATATAGTTTGTTGTTTTAATACATCATCATCAAATGGAAAATTTATATTATAAGCATCTAAAAATTTAAGCCATTTAGAATTCCATTTAGCTTTAATATAAGGATTCAATAAATTTAAAATATCTTTAGATTTACCATGTACATTAATACTTTTTGATACAACTTTATTAAATACTGTTTTATCTGAATTAATATGTATTATATATTCAGCATTAGGTGCATATTTTTCAATATTACCAGTAGTTCTATCATCAAATCTTGCACCTACACATATAATACAATCTGCATTTTGAATAGCAATATTAGCTCGTTCTGATCCATGCATTCCTAACATTTTTAAACTTAAATTATTATTCTCATTAAAACAACCCAGTCCATGTAGTGTTGTTGTAACTGGTATATCACCAATTAATGCTATCATTCTTAATATTTCATATGCATCATTACAACCTTTACCTACATATAATACAGGTCTTAGAGATTTATTAATAATATTTGCAATATTTTCAATTGATATTATGTTATAATCATAATGAACTGGATTATATTTAATTTTTTTATTATTAATACATTCTTTTCCTAATACATCTTTTGGAATATTAATATGAACTTGTTTGCCATTATTAACTAAATTAAATGCATATTCCATAACACCTTCTGTTTCATCAGGATTAATAAGCGAATAATTCCATTGTGTAATAGGTGCTGTTAATTTAATAGATGGTGCTTCCTGAAAAGCATGTTTACCTATCATATCAGTAGATACATCACCAGATATTACTAATAGGGGAACATTATCACAATAAGCATCTGTTAATGGTGTTATAATATTTGTTAGTCCAGGGCCTGAAGTTGTTATTACTACACTATCACATTTATTTAATGATTTATTATGACCAATTGAACAAAAACCAGCACTTGCTTCACTGGAAGGTACATAATATTTAATCCTATTATAATTATTATTAGTATTGAATTTATCTATTAAATTCATAATGCTCCCTCCTGAAAACATATATACTGTTGAAACATTTTTACTAATGTGTTTATATATAATATTTGATACTATTGACATTAAATGTAATATATAAATAATATTTAAATAATTTTTAATATTATTTATATACTTATAAATATAGTTGTGATTACATTTTTTTTATAATACACTCATTTTCAAAAACTATTAAATTTTTATATTTTTATAGGAAAATATTTTATTTTTTAATGGAAATGTTTCGCCAAGAAATAAATCATATTTAATCATTATATATATTATTAATATTTTTTTATGCCTGGTTTACCATATTCATTTTATAAATATTATTTAGTGTATATAAAAATAAATTTTATATAATTTTGCTAGTAATAATTATTTTATTAAAAATTGGATATATTTAATGATCATAGAAAAAATTATTTATCAAAGATAAATAATTTTTCATTTTTTATGAAATTTTTGATAATTTTTATAAAAATTAATACACCTATTTTTATAAAATGAAATTTTTGATAATTTTCATGAAAATCAGTGTATTTGGAATTTATCAATATGAATAATCTTGCAAATTTGTTTATAATTCTTTATAATTAATTTTATATCTATTAATTATATTAATAATTTATTAAATTTATATAAATAAAAAACAACTTTTTAATCGATTAAATTATAAATAATTATATTTAAAATATAATTATTTATAATGGATATAAATGTATCTTATATTATTAAAGATGAATGTACAAAATGTATAAAAACTGATAATTGTGATTATAAATCTAGAAATGAATTTATAAAAATGTGTTTACCGTTTTATGATATTAAAAAAAGTGGAATAAATATATTAAATTTTACAAAAACGAATTATATTTATTTTGCTTCTAAAGAAGCACCTACTTATTTTATTAATAATAATTTACAATTAGAATTATATACTGGAGAAGATATAACATATGTACCAAAAAATTTAATAAATGAATTTAAAGGCAAACTAAATAATAATATAATTGTAAATGGTATCGAAATTCCTTTATATTATTTATTTGTTAATAATAACAATCAAATATTTAATTTATTTATATTAAATTTTATTATATCATTTAATAAAAATTTAGGTGTTTTGAAATCATTATTTCAATATGATAAAAATAATAAATTTATTAAAATGTCATTTTCATTTAATATATTTAATATTGGATTATTATGTAATAAATTTTTTGATATATGTGAATTATTTTTAAATAACTATCATAAAGAACAACTTTTAAATAAATTAAATGAAATATTCAAAGATTATAATATTCAGAATTTATATACATTAATTGATAAATATAAATTATCAATTATGAATATGTCTAATGAAAAGTATGATATATTACCTTTAGAATTTAAATCAAATGTTGATAGTATATTATTAGAAAATTCATCAAATAGTTTTGTAACTAATTTATTTCAAGATAATAAATTAGATGAATCTAAAATAAGTGTAATAAAAGAATTATTTATTAAAATAATGAATTCAGATGATGCAGAATACTTGGAACTATTATTAGATATTATAAAAATATATAAAAAAATGGATATGAAAAAACTAAAAAAATTAATCACTAAAGAAAAAGAATCTATTGAAATAAAAAAAAGTAACATTAATGAAACATTATCAAATATAATTAATACTGAATTTAATATATCACAAATATCAAAAGATGAATTATTTAATATTTTAACAGATAATATTCTCATAATAAATGAGGTATTAAATGATATAAATAAATTAATACCTAATTTTTCCAAATTATTTCTAATGGCAATATTAAGTTATAGATTAAAAGAAACATATATAAATAATACCTGGTGTTTTGATAAATTTTTTATTTATGACTATATAAATAATTCCAAATCTATTATTTCTAATTTATCTTCTGATATAATACATAAACTAGATGAAATATACATACCTTTAAAACCTATAATATATGAATATTCAAACGTAGAATATAAAAATAAATCATATGGAAATTGTATGGAAAATACAATATTACAATTTTTAAAAGTATTATTTTGGAATCCATCAAAGGAAATATATGATACAGAATATATGAATAAAATATTGGAAGAAAATGTAAATAAAAGTATACAAAATATATTTGAAAATATTAATAGAGAGAAAAACAATGATTTTGATAATATGTGGGTAGAATTTATTACAGAATTACCAATAAAAACAAAAAATGATACAATCGGAAACTATATTTTTATAAAAAATAACTATGAAATGGATGCATCATTAATAAATTTGATAAAAGCATTAAGATATTTAGTTAAAATTGATTATGATGACAATGATAATATATTTCTAAATAATATAATTAAAAAAATTAATTCAAATTACAATATTGATTTAGTAATAAATGATACTGAACAGAAGATAAGTGTTAATTGTTATAGGATATTTAAAATTATATTAAGTAATAAAAGACATGCTTATTTTGAGAATGCAAAAACTGAAACTAAGTCATTAAATATTTTAAATTATATATATCCTAGAATAACAATGACAAAATATTTGCAACTATATAGTCATATCACATATGGAGATTTTAATGCATATATATGTTATAATAATATTGATAATAATAATGAATTGTATGAAAAATATATACAATCTTTAGATCATTATTATGTACAAAAATTATACAAAAATTTATTATCTGATAATATATTAGATAAATTAGATTATATTATATGGTTTAATATATTTTCTAATGTTAAAATATTAGATTTATTTGATTTTTATGTATGGGAATATTTGATTAATAAATTTAAGAAGGATAATAATATATGGATAAAATTAATAGATATGAATCAATTTTCTAAATGGACAAAAATTAAAAATAGATATAAACAATCAATTTGGCTATGTGCTATTGTTGAGTTGTCCGTTAATAATGAATTTTGGTTAAAATTAATAGATAAATATGATTTTATTAATTGGAAAATTATTAATGGTAGGGAAAATGAGTGGACTTTTGCTATAGAGTCATTATGTAAAAATTATGAATTTTGGATAAAATTAATAGACAAATATGATTTTGTAGATTGGAAACTTAAAAATGAAAAAGGTTATGTTATATGGAATGATGCTTTTATAAACTTTAAAAAAAATGATGAATTTTGGATAAAATTGATAGACAAATATAATTTTGTAGATTGGACAACTAAAGATAAATATGATTATATTGTGTGGTATTATGCTATTGATAAATTATCTACTAATAATGAATTTTGGATAAAATTAATAGACAAATATAATTTTGTAGATTGGACAATTAAAGATAATAAGGAAAAAACTATGTGGCATTATGCTATTTATAAATTATCTACTAATAATGAATTTTGGATAAAATTAATAGACAAATATGATTTTATAGATTGGAATATAAAAGATAATAAGGAAAAAACTATGTGGCATTATGCTATTTATAAATTATCTACTAATAATGAATTTTGGATAAAATTAATAGACAAATATGATTTTATAGATTGGAATATAAAAGATAATGAGGAAAAAACTATGTGGCATTATGCTATTGATAAATTATCTACTAATAATGAATTTTGGATAAAATTAATAGACAAATATGATTTTGTAGATTGGAAAATTAAAGATAAACATGATAGATTATTGTGGCATTATGCTATTGATAAATTATCTACTAATAATGAATTTTGGATAAAATTAATAGACAAATATGATTTTGTAGATTGGAATATTAAAGATGATCATGGTTATATTGTGTGGCATTATGTTATTGATAAATTATCTTTTAATAATGAATTTTGGATAAAATTAATAGACAAATATGATTTCGCTGATTGGAAAAATAATAATGAAAAAACTATGTGGAATTATGTTATTGATAAATTAACTATTAAAAAATTTTGGGTAAAATTAATAGATAAATATAATTTGATTGATTGGAAAAATGACAAAATTGTGTGGTATAATGCTATTAATAAATTACATAAAAACAATGAATTTTGGATAAAATTAATAGATAAATATGATTTTGATGATTGGAATATTGAATTTAATGATAAAACTATGTGGTCTTATGCATTATCAAAATTAAACATTATATCATTTTGGAAAAAAGTTATATTAAAAATAGATACTTTTAATCCAATATATAAAGAAATAATAAAAAAAATAGAAGATAGCAATCATCGTAAATATATTAAATATAAACTTAAATATTTTAAATTAACTCAATCATTATTTTAATAATTTACTTTCATTATTATATCTTACGATAGACATATTTATTAAATATACTCATTTTTATGAAATTATAAAAAATAAAAATTTATTTATCTATAAAGTACTATTTTTGAATATATATCTATTTTTATAAAAATGTGTGTATATAGGACGTCGTCTTTGTTGTATTCAAATTATTATTTTATTTAATTGAATAAAATAATAAAATCATTTATGTAGTATTAGTTATATTATTCATTTTAATATTTAATTAATTTATAATATACACTCATTTTTATAAAAATTTTATTAAAATAATATTTAATTAACTTATATAATTTAGAAGTAATAATATCAATAGCTAATGAGCATAAAAATACGTGTATTTTTTTATGAAATATTTAATAATTTTTATAAAAAATGAAAAATATTATAAAATAATTAAATAAATTCAGTAGTAATTATATTTTTACATTCAATTTAATTAATATGGTTGTTCAATAAGCTATTAAACTCTATATTAATAATCAACATAATAAACGTATTCATAAAACATTTTTTATAAAAATAATAAAAATAACATTTTTTATAAAAATAATAAATTATTTCATAAAAATTTAATAGTTTTTATGTAAATAAATGTATTTATAAAAATTTAAATAATTTCATAGGTATAATATATATAATGGTACAATATCATTTTTTTAGTTATAATATGCAAGATCCTTTTACTAGAGGATTACATTATGATTTTAATTATTTTAATAATAGGGCCAAACAATTAGATATTTCTGAAGATATATATAATAATATTAAAAAAAATTCAAATACAAATGAGATTATAGTATATTTTGAATCATATATATTATATCAAATTTATGTATTAAATAATTTAATAATAGATGTACTTAAATCAAATGTAAATGATAAAAATATAATATTTCTTTGTTTACAAGAAATATTTATGTGGGATTATAATGATCGCACATTTTCTACTAAAAATTTAAGCGATATATTAATACAATTTTTTAAATATAATAATGATGATGTTAATAATAATTATAATAAAGATGTAACTGATAAATATATAAAAATTACATATAATAATGTATATAATATAAATGGTAAGCAATATAATTTGGTGTATATTGAAAATTATAGTAATGAAAAAGATGTACGACATTTAGGAACAATTATAATATATGATGTTGATATCGATAATAAAAATTTTAATTATCATATCGTAGAATATGACTATACTTATGAAAATAATCAAAAGATTATATCTGATAATAATTCTAGTATTATTATTGAACACAATAATATATTAGTAGCAAATGTTCATTTTAAAATAAAATCAGATTGTATAATAAATATAAATTCTCTAATAAATAAATTAGTCACAGATATTAGTAATTATTATAGTATTAATCAAATAATATTAATGGGTGATTTTAATGACAATTTTGTTGGTAAACAAGATGATTTAGCATTTGAGTTTGAACATTTTACATTATTACAATTTATTCAATATAGTAATATAGATTTATTTTTAATATTTAAAAGAATTAATATAGATAGTACAAAGACATTAGTAGGTTTTAATGTTGAAAAAAATTATACTAATATAATAAATAAATATAGTAATTATTTTAATAGGATAAATAATATTAATCTTTTAAATTTATTTAATAAATGTTCGATTCTTTTATATGTATTATTAAATTGTGAAAATAAATGTAATGATAAAATTATTGAATTTAATAAAAAAATAAATGCACATCTTAATTTTGTGAAAACTATATGGGGATATGATTTTAATAATTTAAGTGATCATAATATTGGATATATAACTATTTTAAATCCAGAATCTAAATCTATTCATACATATTATAATATTTATAAAAAAAATATTAATGAAAATATAGATAAGTTGCTATTAGATTTAAATAATTTATATGAGAATAATAATAACATTTCTAAATTAATTAATGAATTATCAAATATAGACAAATCTTCACATGAATATACACATATTGGTATTAAATACAATAGATTAAAAAATGATTGTACTGCTATATTAACTAATATTAATACAAATAAATTAAAATATGAGAGAGAATATAATTTTGATTTACTTAAAAATTTTTCTATATTATTGCCTAAAATATATCCGAATAATGACTTACTAAAATATTATATTATAGATGATGCAGAAATGTTTACCAATTTTAATGATTATATGGATCAATTACAATTAACATCAAAAATATTAAAAACCACATTTGATAAATTATATGATGTTAAAACCGGCGGATCTAATAAATATTTATATAAATATTTAAAATATAAATCAAAATACACACATTTTTATAAAAATTCTTAAAAATTTAATTTTATTAATTAAATAATTTTTATAAAAATGGTGACGTTCACCTTTGTATTAATTAAAAATTTTATTAATAATACACCCATTTTTATGAAAATTATTAAAAATTCCATGAAAAATTATTTATCAAAGATAAATAATTTTTGCATAGAAAAAAATACTTGTATTTTTTTTTATGCTCATTTAAATATACCTATTTTTTAATAAATCATTATAACATATAAATTTATTAAATATTGGTATATTTAAATACATGATTATGATAAATCGAAGATTTATCGCAATCTTAAGACAGAAAATCAAAGATTTTCTGTCGTTCTAAATAAATTTTATAAAATGAATACGGTAATATAGGGATAAAAAATATATATCGAAGATAAATATTTTTTATGAAATTTTGGATAATTTTCCTAAAAATGAGTGTATATATAATTAATATTTTTTATAAATATTTTATAGAAATGTTGGATTTTTATCTAATTATTTCAATAAATTGTATTTAAACAATGTTTCGCCGAGAAATAAATCGAAGATTTATTTCTCGGCTTAATAACAAGATAAAAATCAAAGATTTTTATCTTGTTGTTTCAATTAATCTTTTTCATATTTTTTATTGATATTTAAATAGTAATATAATTAATATTTGCGATAGATAATCTATGGGATTTTACAATTTTTTTTAATTATTTAAAATAATTAGTTTAAAAATATTCGTACCCAATTGAAACATAGATTAAATATAATTTATTGAAATAATGAGATAAAAATTAAAGATTTCTACTATATGGAATATACACTCATTTTTATGAAAATTATCAAATATTTCATAAAAAATAAAAAAATATTTATCTTCGATAAATATTTTTTGCATAAAAAAGAATATATATATTCTTTTTTATGCCTATTTTACTATATTCATTTTATAAATATTATTTAGAACGACAGAAAATCAAAGATTTTCTGTCTTAAGATTGCGATAAATCTTCGATTTATCACAATCGTGTATTTAAAAATAATATTTAATAAATTTATATAATTTTGCGAGTAATTATAATTTATTTAAAAATAGGTATATTTAAATGAGCATATAAAAAAATACAAGTATTTTTTTCTATGCAAAAATTATTTATCTTTGATAAATAATTTTTCATTTTTTATGAAATATTTAATAATTTTCATAAAAATGGATGTATTATATTTATTTTTAAAATAACCCATACTGCAAAAATTGAATAAAATAATATTGATGCGTATTATTACATTCAATTTAATAAATATTTAATTGAAAAAGACAAATGTGATCTGTCCTAAATATATAATGGTATGAAAATAAAAAAATTGAAAATATTATTTTATCGTAAATTGCTATTATATTTAATGTCTGTCGAAAAAGAAATTGATGAAAATGGATATTTTATTAAATATAATTTTGTATGTATACCAGAAGAATATAATAAAGAATATTATAGATTAAAAAGAACAAAAAGTTTGAATCAATTCCCAGATATGCCACATGAACAAGTTCAAGAAATAAATAAACAATTGCGAGATATATATGTACCTACAGTAGATATATATACTACAATATTATTTAGACAAATTAGAATACATATTCAAAATTCAATTGAACCAAATATAGAATTATGGTCAAAAGATATTTTAGAAATATATGATACCAATTTTAATTTTTATAAAGATAAATTGGAAACAATAAATAAAGAGTATACTATGATTAAATCTTTTAGTGATATTTTTATTAATAAAGCTATAATTAAAAAAGGTTATATTGAAATAATAAAAAATATTAAAAATATTGTAATGAATAGTGAAATAGCTTGTAGTGAAAAATGTATGAAATTTGTAGAATGGTTAGATAGTAAACTAGTTGAATTGTTTAATAGAAAAAAAAATGATACTAATAAAAGTGATATTAAAAATAAGTTATTAGAACATATAAAAATATATAATTTAATGATAGATTTAAATAATAGATATTTAAAACCTCAAATAGATATCTTAGAAAATAAAAAAAATGATTATACTATAGAATTTAAACGTATTGTTAACACATTTAAAGAATTTCAAAAATTAGTTCAGATACAAATTAATAAATTTTTTTCAGATTACGAAGAAAAAGTACGTAATACAATTATCACAAATTGGGATACTATACTAAAAACAAGAAATATTAAATTAGATTTTGATTCAGTATTATTATTAGGTAATAAAACTTGGGGTAATATTGAAATTAAACTTATATTTCCAGATTTTTTTGAATTTAAATCAAGATTTGATAATAATATTAATAATATAAATAATATAAATATTATAAATTATATTTAAAATTTCTAATTAATTTATATGTATTATAATAAATATATAAAATATAAAAAAAAATATATTAATTTAATTGATAAATATGGCGGTACATTAAAAACTGATTTACCACAATTTTTACATAATAAATTATTATGGATTCATCCTTATTTTACATATTTTGATAAATATATAATAAAAAATTATATAACTAGAAAGTTAGAAACAAATATGACAAGTTTAGATATTAAATTTGTAGGTAATTTAGGCCAAAATGAATTATTTAATAAATTAGAGAAAAATATTGATAATGAAATTAATAAAAATAAAGATTATTACAATACAAAATTTTCAAAAATAGATTCAGAATTTGAAAGTAAAGATATAATAATTGAAGAAAAAGAATTAATTGTATTGAATAATAGTGATATGAAAGAATGTATATGGGATGAAACAAATTTTTGTGATTATCTATATAAATTTTATGCAGATAATAAATTAGATTTAATGAATTATAGTGAATCATTTACAGATTTGGATAAAATAGATAATGCAATAGATCAATTTGCAGAATTAAATAAGCTCAGTATAAATGATCAAAATAAATTAACATATCTTATTAAAGAATTTGAAAATAAAACTTTACAAGAATTAAATGATACACAATCACTACAAATTATAAATTTTTTATATAAGTTAAATACATATTATAATTGTGAATATCTTGTTGATAAAAATCATTGGGGAATAATTGGTTATAAAAAATATATTGATTTAATTATTAATGAAATTAAAGAAAATCATAAGATTAATGGAAATGAACATATTTATATTATTGCAGATAGTACAATTGATTTTTCATTAATATATACAAATTTTCATGATAAATGGAAGAATCCTATGTCTCAAAATATAGTAAATGAAAGAATTAAATATTTAAAAGATAAATTTAAGAGTGAATTAAATATAAATGATATTGTTGTAGATGCTGTTGGTGCAACAGGTTATTTTGCAACTTTTGATCATAATTTTAATTTAGAATTATTTATTGAAAATTATCGGAATATTTTTACCATGTATGAAAATTATAATAAAGATTTTAATAAATTAATAAATGTGATTAATTTTATGATTGATGAAAATATAATCACATTAAATAATGGAAATATATTTTTAATAAGATTAATTAATAATTTTTATGAAAATTATTCATATCCAAAATATACAAATATATTAACTATTGGATATGGAAATGATATAGATTATTCTGTAGATAATGATCCATTTGTAACATTACAACAAGCAGAATTAATGATAAAAATTTATTGGAGTTTTTGTCATCATTTTATAAATGATTATGATTCAGCAATAAATTATTGTATAAATAATGGTCATATAGAAATAAGGTCATAATTTTCATAAAAAAAATGAAATATATATTTAAAATAACCTAGTTTTATATATATAATGCTTAAAATTGATAAGATAAATGTTAACATTACTGATAATCAAATAAATTTAGGTAACACTAGACTAGAATTTACAATATCTGGAAATAATATTGATTATATTGTAGTAAATACATTAAGAAGAACAATAATGAGTGATATACCGATTTATGCTTTCAAAGAATTTATATTTAATAAAAATACTTCAGTTTTTCATAATAATTATTTAAAATTAAGAATTAATAATTTACCTGTTTGGGGTATTGAAAACAATATTGATTTTTTATCTGAAAATTTAAATAAAAATAATGAAAATATGAATATTATAGAGGAAGATGAAGATATAGATATAGATAATGATATGGTAGAAAATAAAAAATCTTCCGAATATTCATCACTTAAAGAATTAACTATGTATATTAATTTTAAAAATAAACAAAATAATATAATTACTGTAACTACAGATCAAGCTAAATTTTATTATGAAGAAAAACAAATACCATCACCATATAAAGTTCCAATACCTATTGTTAAATTACATCCTAATCAAGAAATATCTTTTTCAAGTATCAGCAAAATTGGAAATGAAAAAGAATCTGTAATTCATAGCGCTGTTTCCGTCGCTGCATATAAACAAGTAAATGATAATGAATTTAATTTTTTTCTAGAATCTAGAGGTCAAATTAATGAAAAAAGAATTATCATTGTTGCTATTTTAAATATTGAAAGAAAAATGAAAGAACTTATAAAATCACTTAAAACAAAAGAAATAAATAATGATAATTTACAAGGTGTATTAATTATTAATAATGAAAATCATACATTGGGAAATTTAATAAGTAGAGGATTGCAACAACATAATAATATAAATTTTGCAGGATATAAATTACCTCACCCGTTAGAAAATATTGTTCATATTCATTATAGTATGAAAAAAAAAGAAAATATAATAAATATAATTACTGATGTAATTAATTATTACAATGAAATATTTTCAAAAATTAAAAAATATTTTATTAACTAATAATAAATAGTTATTACTGATGTAATTAATTATTTTCAAAAATTAAAAAATATTTTATGAACTAATAATAAATAGTTATTATTATTAATATTTATTTTAGAAATGAGTGTATTTATTATTAATTGTTTGCCTTTATTTTATTTAATTATAATTAGTGTCTTTTTCAATTTAATATTATAAAAATAAATAATAATTATCTAATTCATTATTTTTTGATATTAATTATAATATTCATTATAATTAAGATATGTAATTACTATATTTGCTTTAAATTTATAATTTTTTAAATTCAATATATTGAATTTATAAATATCATTAATTATACTATATTTTAATATTTCAAGATACGTCATTTAATTAAAAATTATTACTTCCAAAATTATATAATTTTATTAAATAGAAATGTTTCGCCGAGAAATAAATCGAAGATTTATTTCTCGGCTTAATAATGAGATAAAAATCTTTGATTTTTATCTCATTGTTTCAATAAATCATATATAATCAATGTTTCGCCGAGA